CCAATACTTAGATGAAAATGCTTGGCAAATTTCTCCATCGTATGTATCTTTTGATACGCCCTTACCGGAAATAACAACACAGGTAGCAATGCGACCTCTATTATCATTTTCCCACATCCTAATTGTGCCCGGGCCAGATGAATTACCCGCTGTATGATGTAATACAATTTGTTTCTTTTCCGTAGCTACTTTAACGTATTGTGTAGCGCTTAACGGAATTTGTTTGATTTTTGATGTGTCTAAACTCATTTTCTTGAACCTTTATGTAGGTCAATTTTATCTAAAATTTCTACTAATAATTTTGCTTCAATGAATCCTGCCATCGATGCATTTTTTAATGCACTAACAATTTGAAAGAATATGAATGGTAGAATAATAGTTTCACTTAACCAAGATGTTCCAGGAAATCCTTTTTCTATAATCAACAATGTAGTTAAAAATATAATCCAAACTACGGCCGTAATTAAAACTTTAATTGCTTTAAATGTTTTAAATCCTTCTCGCCGCGTTCCAGCTATTATACCAAATACGCCATCTAATGCTACAGTTGCTACTATTGCTAAGTATTGTTCTGCATTATCCATGGTTAGATTTAGCAAATACGTGCAAAGAAAAGAAATTGTTGTTGCTACAGACATTAATATTCCTGTTTTCATTCTACTCATACCTTTTTCATACAGTTGGTTCATCATCTTGTTTTTTTGTGTGTTTGGAAAACTTGTCTACTACAGTTCCAAACATAGCAGCAATAACAATATATTCAATTGCATCAACTAAATATTCTACTGGTGCAATAGATTTTGAATAAAGTGCATTAACAAACATCATAACAAGCAAAGCCAAAAATCCAACGAATCCAATCACGCGTTTAGATGAAACATCACCTGAACGAGCATCTGATAACATGCGTTGAAAAAATGTTTTGCTTTTCTTCAATGTATTCCTTATGTTTAATAACATTTGTTTCATTGATAAATATGTTCTTGTTTCAGTTTAATTAAATTTTTTTCATATGTTTCCATAGAAATAATTGTAATTTTTAAATTGCCTATTGTAAAGGTGCCAATTTCTCCGGAATCTTGTATGATTGCTGATAAATTTTGTATAACATCAAAATCTTGTTGAGTAAATCGTTTGCCATCAATTTCTATAACAATGTTATCATAATCATATCTATCCAATTGGGTTAATGAATGACATCGCTTACGCAAATCAATTAACGTCTTTGGTTGTTCTAATGTTATATATTTCATCCATTCTGCATCAGAGTATATTCTATCGCCCCATGGTTCCAATAAATGTAATAATTGATCTGTACAATTTTCTACGCGCAATGCAACGTTATATTTTGGTAATATAATAGGATGCTGCCATTCGTCATTTTTAATCCAACTACCCCATTTACGAATATAATTTCTGCCAGCTTTTTCTGAAACTTGTTTGAAATAATCATCATCGCGGCCAACTTGTTCCGTCCATCGATGGCCTCTACAAGTTAAATGATATACAAATGCATCTCGACTCTGAATTAATTCATAGCCAGCTAATATCCAACGTTGAAATATATCCGAATCTTCATATGGAAATGGCGCAAATAATGGATCATGGCCGCCCATTGCTTGAAAATCTTTTTTATAAAGAATCCACGGTGCAAACATACCTTTAGTTGTCTTATCTTTAAATTTATTTTGTAATTCATCACAATATTGTTCGAAACCTGAAATATTTAACGAATCAAAATCCATTCCAAAATCCATAATGATTTTTTCTTTACCCTCAGGATGTAATGGCGGTTCTATACGGGTTGCACAGACAACTTTTCCTGGTTGTAAGTGCTTTAACATGTTTTCAATATATAATGGACCAATAATCATATCGGCATGTAAAATACCCACTATATCGTTTGTTGCGAGGTCGATTCCTTTATCATATAATATAGTATGACCTACTCGATCTTCGCTTCGAAATGAAATGCAGTCTTGTTGTTGAATCCATTCCCAAGATTCATCCGTCGATCCATCATCTAATAAAATAACTTCGGCTGCAGGTGCATGTTTTTGAATACTTGCATATACATTCTTAAGATGTCGCAAGTTATTGTAACTAGGAATTACTAATGTTATCATAATTTTTGAATTGTTAATGCCCATATAACATTGGGCGTGTTAATATTGTAAACTGAATAATATTTAGGATCATTGATTTCCCCAGTCATTTCATCCCAGTTTTGAAAATCGGCTGAGTAATAAAAACTTTCATTGGAAATACGAAATTTATGTTTATTTAAAATGTTTTTAATTAACGTTTGACGTTGTTGGTCATATGATCTAAGAAATGGTTCTCCCGATTCTTCATAATTCATATATGGACCAGCTGGCAACGTTATAATGAGTTTAGAATCTGAATTTTTTAATAATTTACACGATTTTAATATACCTCGGATATCATGATTCCAATAACAAATATCATCTTCTATAAGTCCATCTGCCATTCGATTACCAGCAAACCAAAATCCAAAATGTTCAAATACCGATACTGATATAATATAATCAAATAGCAATGATTCATCAAACTTTATGAAATCGCATTGAATATGTTTCCATGTTGTGTTTTTATGCAACCAACTATCCTCTGGAGATTCTAATATATCAGTTGTACATACATTGGTAAATCCTAATGCATGAATTGTTTCACTAACACCCTCTGCCCCTCCAAATCGTTCTCCTACAACTAGTACTGATTTTGTATTATCCGTTAATTGATTTGCAAAGTATGGGACTTCTACAATTTTAGTTCCGTTCAATTTTATATGTTTCTCCATATGTCCTTAGATTATAATATAATGAATTAAATTGAGAATTCAAAAAATATGAATTCATATATCGTTCTGCATTACTACAAAATTCAGAAACACCAATATTAACTTTATTTTCTTTGAATGTTAATGAATTCATATGAGTAATTGTATTAGTATCAGAAACAATTGTTTTTAAATTATGCGTTTCTGTTAAACATCCAGTATAAAAATCTAAGCCCCATCCATAAATTAATTCATCTGGATAATGTTGTATAAGTTCTAAAACATCTCGTCGAAGCAATGGACATTGAAAATCAATCCAACGAACTTCTCGCAATCCATGTCCCCAATTCCACATTTGTTTCCAATGACATTGATCGATTGATGCATTGATGATACTAGGAGAATATACGGCAGCATCAGATTGTTTGGCTTCTCGTAATGATGTTGTTAAAAAAGCAGGCCCGTGAAAGACCAAGTCATTGTTTAAAAAATAAAGATAATCATGATCGGTTGAAAGAAAATATTCTAATACCGTATTAAATCCGCCACCAAAGAATACATTTTCTTCTAAACGATGTGTTGTTGATTGTGCTAATGATTCGGTTGATCCATTATCAACAACCATTAATTCGCACTTAGAAAATAATGGATCTTGTCGCAATTGCGATACTAAATTATCTGTCCAAATAGGCAGATTGTGATTAAGAGTTGCTAATAACATATTAAAATCTCAATTGGTTTGTTTCTTTACTAGGCATAACTATACCTAAAAAGTTTTTTGCAAGTGTTTCTTCTGTATTGCCTTGTTGTTTAAAATCATTCATTTGTTCTAAATAATGAAATGGCTTGAACCAAGATTCACAAGGGACTAATCGTATGGCTTCTGATGCTAGAACGTATTCGCCATACCAAATTAATTCTCCTGGGATTACTTGTAATAGTTGTTCATATGATAATTCGTTTGGTTCTAAATAATGTTCTCTCATATGATCGAAAACTTTAACAGACCATAAATTCGGACATGTCCAATCATAAAATTTACCCTTACGTCCAAATAAATCCATTATGGTTTTTCTATCTCGTTCATATGACTGTTTAACATTATCTAATAAATTTCCTTTAGTTGCCATCCATTGAAATAAATCTTTATTTTCATGCATGGTTGTATAAGGCGTTTCTTCATCAAACATGAAATCATTAATGAAAAAATCTTTAATAAAATATGAATCGCCATCTACCCATAGATAATTGTTACATAAATTCATTTCACTGAATTTCATTTTAACCAATTGTTGCGTAAACCAATTTTGATCTATAGAACCTTGTATGACATCCTCATCGAATATCATTGTGTAATCCGATGTGCCGATTACATCTTTAAATAATTGTTCTTGATGTTTTGGTATCGAAACATATACTGGAATATTATCTTTGTTATGTTTTGCAGTTGTCTCAATTAACTGTTTAGTATAATGAACATGTGGTGCATGTGACTTAAATAAAAAAACTAAATTATCCATATCAATCAAATAAATTTAAAATTCTATATTTTTCAACATAATGTAATTTCTTTTTAGAACATTGAAAGTCACTATGAAATGCTCGTAACACATCCTCAGTAAAATAATAACGATGTTGCTGACTTGTAAACATTTTCAATGATTCTAATTTTTTATTATATTGGGGTTTAATATCTACATATAAATTAGATTGCCAGGCATCTTGTGTGCTTGGCGTATAATATTGTATCAAACTAATTTTACTATTACGAATCAACGCAGAACCAAACCCAGAAACATATCTATGTTCGAAATGAGAATCAGTTTCATTTGGAAGAAAAATAGCATCAAATTCTTCATCTGTATTCTTAAGTATGTTTTCAATTAAATTGATCCAATTTTCTTCTGTAATATCTTTGATAAATTTGTATGGTGTATTTATAATTTGCAAATTATTACATTCGGCTACTTTCCATACATTTTCAACTTCTTTTAAACGATACTCACCTGTTGTAGCATCACAATCTCCACCTTGTGCTAATTGTAATAAATAAAACTTCGTATCATTGTATTTTAATATAGTACCTAACATACTATATTCTACATCATCCGGGTGGGGTGATAAACATAAAACTTTGTTAAAGTTTAGAAATTTCATATAAATGCTCCAATGTATGAATTTTATTCATGTTTTCTTGATATATAACTTGTATATTTTCAGTACCGAATAAATCTTCGTTTAAATAATCTTTTCCGCCTTGTCCTGCTAGATACGTTGTTGCGCCATATCTTTTACATATATCAACTAATCTAGCATTAGAAGTTAAATTTGTTTCATAATCTTCTACTATAATAGTATCAATATTTAATTTTTTAACTAAATGATGAATGATTGCTGAATTTGTTTGATATAAATCATTTGTTATTAAATTATCCATTTCGGCCAGAATATGTTTGTAGTCTGGCATAGAATTTTTAATTCGTTCCCAATCTTTTTTTGCATCAACATACTGTTTTTTATTGATATATTCTAATCCTTTTTTAACACTCATCGTATTCCACCGTCCATCCATATTAAATCGATTTTGAAATCCATTTTTTTCAAATTGACAATGACCTAACAAAACAAATATATCTGCTTGTTGTATTTTTTGAAAAAATGGATACCAAGGCATAAAATTTGGCTGATGAATTGTAATTATCATATTAAACCTAATTCGAATTGTTCATTATATGGTACATCATCAATGTGTCGTACTCTGCCGCCATAATTTGTTATAAATTTTACAATTAAGTCGTAATTTTGTTGATATAAATGAGCAGGCTGTTCATCTGTACCTTGTCCGTTAAAACCCTTAACGCCATCTTTATGGCCAGCTCCTTTGAAAATTGGATTATATCCACCAGCAGCATCAACGCCTATTAATATAAAATCTCGGTATCCTAAAAATTTAGAGCAAAAAGCCGCAGCGGTGCCGCCAGTAGAGCCAGGCCATTGATCTAAACATGGAACTTGTGAGTTAACTAATCCAGTTCGGCGTTGTTCTTCTAGTCTAGAATTATCACCAGGATGTAATTCGTATAACATAAAATCTACATGATCAAACCATCCAGGAAATAAATTTGCTAATTCACTGAAATGAGTTTCATCTGCATTACATAAACCTTCTAATCTAGCCCAATGAGAATGTAAATAAGATGGCACGATAATTGTTTTTATATTTTGAAAATCTTCTTTTTTACAAAGAAAAAATAATTCTATATCATTAAAAAATGCATATGTAGCTTCTGGAGCTAACCAAATTGTATTATTTGCAGTAGCTATATCATATTTATCTGATTTACTAACTTTGCGAGCGCTAGGCCCTTTCCCTAAAAGTATTAATGGCTTCATAATTTATCTAAACAATAATTGTAAAATTTTCGTATTCCTTCATTTAATGATGTAATAGGCGACCATCCTAAATTTTTAAGTTTTGTATTATCTCCGGTATTTCCATGTTGATCTCCTTCAAGATTGCCAATATTGATTATATTAATATTTGTTTTATTTGATATTTCTATAATGATATCAATTAATTGTTTAATTGAAGTTTTTTGATTAGTAGATACATTGAATATTTGATTATCAGTATCTGTAGTTAACCCGATTATTAATGCAGAAATAACATCATCAATAAAAATTATATCTCTAAATCTATCTAAAGAGCCGGTTACTTCAATTGGATTATTTCCGTTGATAACTTGCGTTACAAATGCAGACACGACACCTTTGGATTCATTTGATAAATCTTGGCCCGGGCCATATGTATTATATAATCGATATATAGTATATGGAATATTTAATTTTTTTATATAGAATTCACCAGCTAATTTAGAAACTCCATAATTTGATAAAGGTTCTGGGTAATCTGATTCATACGAAATTTCATGATTTCCATATACAGCCATTGACGATGAATATATAATTTTTTTAACTGATTTATTTTCTGCAAACCTGCAAATGTTAAGAGTTCCTTGTATGTTCCAATTTAAATCTTTATTTGGATCAATTATCGAACCCTTTCCATATGATTGTGCTGCTAAATGATAAATAATATCGATATCATCTGTAATAGAATTTAATTTATCTAAATCAGTAATATCAATTTGATAATGTTTCGTATTATCAATTTTACCTTTAAGGTCTATCGTAATAACATTATGATTTAATGTTAAAAGTTTTTTTACTAAATTTTGACCAATAAATCCAGATGATCCCGTAACTAATATATTCATTTTGTATATAAATGTTCTGCTAAATCAAATTCAAATTGAGTATCGATATCAATTGATTCTAATTCGTTTAAAACTATTGGATAATAGTTTGGTGTAACAATATTCTTTATTTGTAATAAATATTCTTTAGGCAAAATATTAATAGAAAACGCTATAACATGATAATTTGGTAGATCTTGACTCCTAGGCATTTTTGTTGCATCATAATTTATAGATTTGCCATTGTACCATAAAAATTTTTTAAGTTCATTCACTGTGCATACAGAATCATATTCTTTTGGTAAATTTTGATATATTTGTATACATTTATCAATTGTAGATAATTCAATTAACGGACTAGTTACATGTGCATATAAAATATGATCATGTGGCACATCTTTTGCAACATTTTCATATACTTCATTTATAGAAATTTCATTAGTTGCATAATATAAATCTCGTTTAATAGGAATTGCTCCATTTCGTTCAGCTATTTCTAATATTTCATCAGAATCGGAATTAACATATATTTTTGATAAAAAATTTTTAAGTTGATTTATTTTAATTTCTAATAAAGAACTATTACCAAAAACTTTTATATTTTTATTAGGAACTCTCATCGAGCCGCCGCGGCATGCAATTAAACCTGCTATATCTTTCAATTTAATATCCTCCCCCCATCTACGATAAAATCCTGGCCAGATACATGTGTCATAAATTCAGTAACTGAAAATACAACATTTGCGATATCTTCAGGATATCCTACTTTTCCAATTGGTGTTTTTTCTATAGTTTCATTAATATAATTCCCGGGGAATTTAACAAAATCTGTTATAGTTAAACCTGGACTAATACTATTAACTCTAATAGGACCTATGGCCCGAGCTAAAGATTTTGTCATGTTAATTATAGCTGCTTTTGATGCACAATATGCTATATTACTACCATTAGCTGACGTTCCAGCTACGGATGCTATATTAATTATATTTGATGTAGTATCCATTAAATCGATCAAGTCTTGTATAATTAAAAATGGCGTTTTAACATTAATTGAATAAATTTGATCAAATTCATATTCTGTTAATAAATTTAAATTTGAATGATTTATAAATTTCGTATATGCAGCATTATTAACTAAAATATCTATTTTTCCAAAGTGTTCTTTGATATATTGTTTAATAAAAATCCTAATATTTATATCACTAATATCACCTTGAATATAATGTTTATATTGCGTATTAACTGTTCTACCGTTTCTAATAACAATATAACCATTAGTTTCATATTTATCAGCAATTGCTTTGCCAATTCCTTTAGTTGACCCCGAAACAAATACGATTTTAGTCTTCATATATGTGTTCTACATCAGGTTTAGTAATTGCATATCTAACGCCTGGATTTTTTCCTATACATTTAATTTGATGCCATGTTAATTTAGGTACTACAACAAAGTCGCCGGGCTTTACAATTTTAATTCCCTGCCCATCAATCCACCATTCCCATTCTCCATCTAATATAACCCAATTTTCATCGGCGTCTGGATGATAATGTTTCCTGTTTCCTTCTCCTGGTTGTTGTTGTATTATTACGCCACCAAAACGATCGTTGTATGCAATACGTATTGCCCAAGATCCGTATCCTAACTTATTTCTTAATTCTTCTAAATTAGTTGTAGTTTGATTTTCATAATTATGAAATGTTTTCAAAGAATTGATAGGTAACCCATCATCTTTTAAAACTCGTTTAACATCGCTATCTGATATCACAATATTCCTTTAGTTTTTAAATTTTCAATACAACTTGACCAATTATTAAATTCTATTCCTTTATCATCGATATATGCAACGGCTCTGGGTTTTTCTGCTGTAACTGATGAAATATATTGCGATAAATTATATTTTTCTAACCATTCCCATATTAACTGCGTACCTGTTTTACCGTCAATTAACATACGATCTTGTCTAGCTTTTGAACTAAAAACAATAATAACATATTTTTTTGATAATTCTGCTAAAGCTGCTGCGGCATCCTGTACTGGTTCGTCATATATTGTTCCATCATAAAAGCCTTTAGAATTTTTATGTAAAACGCCATCAAAATCAATACCAATATTAATTTTTTCATCTGGATATGAATGTTTTCTAATTCCTTTTTTCCAATTTAATTTTTTTAAATTTTCTGGTCGATTTTGATTAATTGGGGGTGTTGCACACCCGGAGCCATGTGTTAATTCATATGTTAATAACAACGTTAATACTTCAGCTGTATGATAATACTCTGCTCCTAATTTTACCGTAGAACAATGTTCTACTTTTTCCGACAACGGATGTGATGTAATACATGCGATATTCAAACCTCGAGTATTAGACCACTGTAATGCTTTAATAATATCTTTACTTTTACCTGAAGAACTAATTCCTAATACTAAAGATTTTTCAATTTGTTTTTCAGTTAAATTTCGAGTCATCGCATCCATCCAAGATACCATCCAATCATCCCAATTAGTATCATTTATAAGAGATGTTGCTAAAATAGCAGAACCAGGAGCTTGTGCTAATCGTTGGCCATTGGACAGTCTAGTTATATCAGCAGCTGCATGATCTGCTACCGCCAAATTGCCGCCGTGGCCTAATAAATATATATTTTCGCATTTATTAAATTTTTCTTGAAGTTCTAACCATTCTTTTGATCGTATAACCTCTTCAAATCGATCTATTAAATTTTCATAGTTTAACATATATGTCCTTTTTTATTAATAATATAATATTTTTTTATAAGAAATCCAAATTAAATGCATAATTGATTAATTAACCATTCGCCATTTAATAATTCAGATTTACATTCAATAATCCAGTTATCGAAATTTAATTGAGGTATGTTATTATAGATAATTTCATTTTGTAATCGAAGTTCTTTTAATTTTTCAATATCAATTTTATCTAAATGAATTAAATACAAATCTGGATAACAATCTTTACTTTTTGTTATATCGCCATGTAGCATAAGTTCACAAAAATGCCTACCCGCATCCCATGTTACCTTTTTCCTAGTAATTATAGGTTTATTTTTTGAATTATAATATCGTATATATGATCGCTGATCTTTTAATTTTTTATTTGTATCATAATTAGATTCTTCATCATTTTGTATTATTTCAATGCCAATTGGTCTTATAATTTCTTGTTCAAAATTTTGTAAAACGTCATTTAATTTTTTATGATATAATAACTCATCCATATCTAACCAAATCATTATATCATAACCAGAATCTAATACTACATGTTGAATTTTATTTGAAATATTTCTAGAATGATCAATTAACTGTTGATATGAAGTTACGTTACTAGTTGGATCTTTATAAATGGTAATAACATCATTTGATATGTCATTAATATTAGTTGCAATATAACTATCTAAATTATATCTAGATTTAAGTTGAGATTGTATTATTTCTGGTTCAATAATATTCAATGTTATTAAAATATCTCCAATGTCAAAATATTTTACATGATGGTTTAACCAAAGATCGAATAAATAATTTGGGGAACGATCTAATAACGTAACTAATTTAATTGATCTAGATTTCATTTTATATTTTTTTCGCAGGGGTGCCTATATATACCCCAGGGGTTTCGATATGTTTAACTACAGTAGCATTCATTCCTATAGTAGATAAACTATTAATAGATATTTTTTGTTTAATCGAAGCATTAGTTCCTATATAAACACGATCATATATTTTACAGTTGCCGGAAATTTTTACTCCCGGTGCTGTAGTAAAATAATCGCCGATTTCGCAGTCATGTCCAATCGTTGTTTGAAGATTAAGATGCGTATGTTTTCCTAATTTGATATTTGTAGTTAAAATACAACCAGCACATATAATACTACCTTCTCCTATTTCAATATTTGGATCTAAAATTTCTACCGAATGATGAATATGGGTAAAATATTTTGTTTCTTTTGGTAGTTTTTGAACTATATTAAACCTATCTCTAGGTTCTCCTACTGCTATTATAATTTCATATTTTTTATAATCAAATTTAGATAATGGTAAAATTAATGGATCAGTATCGCTCCAGTATTTGTCATCAACAAAAAAAACAGTATTGATTCTATCTACTAAAGGTAAACTCCAATAAACTTCTCTACCAAAGCCTCCGGCACCTATAATTCCTTTTTTCATTTTGTGTAAATTTCAAATTTAGATAAATCTGGATATGGTAATTCTAAATCTTCATTATGTTTAGGAGTACCATCTGTATTATAAAATTGATTCATAAGAAGCAAACCACGGGATGCCAATTCGGGCATCATATAAAAATTCCAACCTATCATATCAAAATGATCATCGTGATATGAACATTCTCTTCTACCTGAGTATCTTGCTCTTTTAAACCAAAGATATGCATCATGGCTGTCAGTTAAAATAGCACCACCTTTTGATAATTTAAAATGTTTGTAAGGACCAGTAAATGAAATGCACATGTGCGTACCTGGTTTGTACATATTTGTTGTAAATGATAGCGCAGAATCCCATACATTAGTTGGTTCTAATTGATAAGCACCTTTAAGAGTTTTACCTGTAACTGGTTTGAATTTTACTTTGCCGCCGGCATGAATAATTTCACATGGTACCGAAGGGTAAGTGCGAGATGGAATAGTAATTTCAATTCCGCATACTTTTTCATACATCAAAGATAAAAATAATGCATTTGATTGATTGTCTACGGTTACTACATAAGGAGCTCCAGTATAATCAGCTAATGCTTTTTCAAAATCTTCTGTTATTTTATAAATTCCGTTTGCCATTTTAAAAATTTTTAATCATACCATATTCATCAAATATTGGTAATTTACCCCATTTTGATAACCATTTTTTAATATTTTCTGATTCACAATGTTTTTGTCGTTCCGAACTCTGACCATTGTTTTCTTCTAAACGATGACTTCCACGTGCACCAAAATGCCAAACTACAGAATTAGTTGGCAATATAAATCTAACTCCATTTTTTAACATTCGTAAAAATAAATCCATATCTTCCCAAGATGCTGGGGCAAATAATGGATCATTTCCGCCAGTTTCATCCCAAACAGATTTTTTAACTAATCCAGATACTCCTTCGCCTTTAGGTATTTCAATATTTGGATTAATGTTGATAAAATCTGCAGCCCAAGCTTCAAAATACTCTGAATCAAAATCATTATAATACGCCCCAAATAAATTTTTAGGAACTATTGCAGTGCCCGGCCTTTGTGTCAGATTATTAAACATATCTGGTTCAATTCTATGTGAATTAACCCAAAGCATTTCATTCGGATACTTGATATGAATATCCATCAATGCTTTATCCCAATTTTTAGTAACATAAAAATCAGAATGTAAAAACATTATATATTCTGTTTCTACATGGTCAGCACAAATATTCATGCCGCCGCCAATGCCCTTTACCACTTCATTGTTTGGTTCAATTAATAAAGTCAAGTTGTATTTATCTTGATTTTCAAATAACCATTCATTTGTACCATCTGTACAATTCTCTGCGTGTATTATAAATGGCGCGTCCTTATAATAACTATTTTTTCTAACAGAATCAATAGCAATTTTAAGATATGGTAAATTATTCCATGTAGATATACAAAATGTAATCATATTAGCTCATTGTTATAAAATTCAATAAATTATTGTAAAAATTATTTTGTTTTTCTTGTCTTTGAATTGTCTTTGGGTGATATATCGAGTAATCCTCCTCCATGGGTAAGTGAGCAAACTGCTTAAACCCTTCTAATACCTCATGAACTTTATTTTTCCAC